TTTCCAATTAGCATTTGCATATTTTGTAAAGTAATACGCTTTTTCTTGTCACTAACCTTATCAAGATATTCTTCCATAATTTCCTTGCGCCGGCCGCCATAAAGTTCATCAAACGCACCTGATTTAATTAACATAATCATTTGGGTTTTGTTTACTTTAATTTTTTCTAAAAAGTCTTCAATTGATGTATAAGGACGTTTGCTAAAAATTTCATATACAAGTTGAGTACCAATTCTGTTAATACCTTTCATACCATAAATAATTGCATTTCTTTCTAAATCCGGTTTAAAAATTAAGTCTGACTTATTTATGTCTGGCGGTAAGACATTAATACCTTTACTTTTAGATTCGCCAATTGCTGCACTAATTTTACCATAGTTCACGCTCTTATTCTTAATTTTACCTTTTAAATGGATTTCTGCATAATCTTCATCATCATACACATCATCAGCATCAAGTAAATCTGCGCCGCCGGCGTTGACAATTAAGCAAGCACAATTCCAATATACGGAGGGGTGATTAGTAGCGAGATATAAAGTTTGAATACCAACAAAAGAATAAGCTAAGGCATGAGGTTTTGCGAAAGCGTAACCCATTTGCGGACCCATTGTTGTCTCCCAAACATATTCGCCAAAATTTCTATTCGGACATTGAGAAACAAATTTTTCTTTCAATATTGGAATTTCTTCCATATGCTTTTTAGCTACAGTTTTTCTTGCACTGTTGGCTTCTTTTAATGTGAAATGTGCAATATTTTTATCCATACAAACCATCATTAAATCCTCTTGTGAAGCCGGCACACCGTAGTTTGGTAAATAATAAGGTTCAAGAATTCTAATTTCTTCTTCTGAAAGTCCTCTATTTCTGCACTCATTATACCAAAGATTGATATTACTTTTTAATCTACAATATCGGTCTAAAGGTCTTTCCTTACCCTTTTCTCCCATAAGTCTCATAAGAGCATTTGCAGAAGTTAATTCGGCTGGATTTTGAGGCTTAACTTGCTTTGCTGTTGCAAGACCTACACCAGTACTAAACTGGAATACATCAAGAACTTCACCTTTACTTAAAGAATCCCAAAGTCTCTTATCTTCTAAGTTAAGTTTTGCCGGATGTAAAAACTCGTCATAAATTTGTCTCAAATTTTTGTCTGCCGGCATAACATTGTCTTTTTGCATTAATTCAATACAAGTTGTAATTTTATCACAAATTTCCGTTACAAGGAAGTCATATTTAACATCACCCATTAAATCTGAATCATGCAATTCAAATTGAGTTGTTAAATCTCCGTTAGGACTTCTCATTAAAGCATTAGTCTCATAGGGCGAGGTATTGTACATCATAACACCAGATGCGTGCTGTCCTCTTTTATTAACTAAGCCTTCAATTGATTGAATAATTTCAAGCAAACCGGGGTATTTATTAACCTCATCAATAAAAGCTTGAATTGGTAATCTACCTTTTTCTGGATTTCCATAAACTACGTCATCAATACTCCATAAGAAGCCACGTTCTTGCGGAATTAAACCGCTTAAATATTGAGTAGTTTCAACTTCAAGACCATTAGGGAATTGTTCTGAACGATAACCTCTGCCGGCAGCAGCAATCGCTGAACGAGTTCCTTCAGTACCAAAAGTACAAACTTGAACAAGGTTAAGTTCTCCACGTTCTTGCCGAATCGCTTCAAAGATTCGCTTACGTTTGGACGGAGACAAATCTATATCAATATCAGGTAATTCCACACGCTCCTTATTAAGAAATCTCCACTCCGGCAATCCCCATACAAGAGGGTCAAGTTGAGTGATACCTAATAAATAGTTAGAAAGAAAGCATACAGAAGAGCCTCTTCCCGGACCAACAATAGAACCACACTCCCAGAACAAATTAATATAGTGCTGGAAAGTATTAAAATATTTAAATAAGCAATCTCCTAATTTATTTCCTACGGTATTAATAATGTCTGCTTCAATTTCAAGTCTTTCTAAATACTTGTCATTAACCAAATCTTTTTCAGATAAAGCTCTTAAACATTCATTAACCCAATAACGTTCCTGAACATTTTCACTTTCTTTTAATGATTCAAGAACTTTATATTTGGAAGTATCAACCTCTACGCTTAAATAATCCTCAACTTCAACTTCTGGAATAATAGGATTACGTTCGAGAGAAAATTCTTCAATTTTATCATAAATTTCCATTGAAGCCTTGCACATTTCTTTAAACTCTTCTTCGGTAAAGGCTACTTTTAAATTTTCAAAGGCTTCTTCATTGTCCATCATATGAGCATCAAAATAGAACTCATCAACTTCACGGTCTCCCTCTTTTGAATTCAAATATGCCTTATGCAGAGGTCTTTCTTTTGCAGTTAAATAGTGTGCGTCAGAACCAATTACCATTTTCCTATTATAGGCTTTAGCAATCATTCCAACTCTTTGATTAAACTTAATCTGGTCTTTTGACGTGCCGGCAGCAACTTCAATATAAAAGTCATCTCCAAACAAATCAATATTCCAACGAATAAATTCATCAATATCAGATTTGCAATTAAAAATTTCTTCTGGAACTCCACGTCTTTCAGCGTCAATTAATTGAAGAACTCTGCCACCCAATTGTCCACCAATACAAGCAGTAGTAGCAATTAAACTATTTGGATATTTTTTGACAATTTCTTCAAGTTCCTTTTTTTCTGTAGGAACTCTTGTCATATATCTTGCAGTATAGCTATATAACCATGCTGTTGAACTAAGTTCTCTTAATGCTCTGTGTCCCTCGGCATTTTTAGCAATTAAGATATAATGCCAATAACGCTCAATTGCATTACGGTCATCTACTAAATAAATTTCATTTCCCAGAGCCGCTTTAAAGTCTTGTGGAATTGCACCAGAAGCCTTTAATTTTTTTGCGTTTTGTAACCATTTCAAATGTCCACAAAGACATTCATGGTCTGTCAACGCAAGACCTTTCATTCCAAGTTTTGCCGCAGTTCTAATCATATCTGGAATCTTATTAATTGAGTCAATCAAACGAATATTGCTATACTCACTATGGCTGTGGGTATCAAATCTTGCCAATTCATTCAAGTTCATTCGGTAGACCTCCTATCACTTTTCTCTTGCATCCCTTATCAGATGTACATTTAGCTTTGCACTTAGGACATTCATATATCCAAGGGATAGCATGAATACTCCAATCTTGTTCACATTCCTATTCATCTACTATAAATTGACAATAACATTGCTTACACTCAAAGAATACTTTTCCATATAAACCTTCTCTTATAATTTTTATCATATAGCATCATCTCTCATTTCTTTTTATATTATATCATTTTTTATTAAAAAAGTCAAGAGATTTTATTCTCTTGACTTCTTTATATCACCATCTTTTTACGATTTTTACAATGTAATAAGAATCAACAACCTCACCTTTAGATTTCTTCTCTTTGAGTGTTGAAGTGTAGCTTGTAATTTCATACCCTTCTGTTTTTGATTTTTCTTTAAAAGATTCAATTAGAGCTTTAGCTTCCTGTTCTGTGCCCACTTTAATTTCATCTGTCTGTTTCATTAATTCAAAATCCATATTATCTGCCTCCTTAAAAGTCATAAATTGTATCTTCTTTAACTTCAATTTCTTCAACTAAAATTTGAGGTTTTCTTCTGCCACCCCATTCATTAATATTAGGTCTGCCGGCAACGTTTAGTTTGAGAGACCCAGTATAGCTATTAAGCTGGTTAATAAGGTCTTTAGCCTTAAACTTAATATAGGTAATCCCATTAAATTCAAAACGTAATGTGTCTGAATTTGAACCAATTACACTATAACCCCTTGCCGGCAAAGCAATGTTCTCAACTACAACAACGGGTTCATCATTAGACTGTCCATATAGCATTTTCCCACCATCAAGACTTTCAATTAATTCATCTAAGTAAGAACAATTTCCGCTTACTACGAAATCTGCCTCATAGAATCCTTCATTAAAGTTCACATTTGCTAATTCTTTATTAGCATATTTAATTAAATTCGGTATTTTATTAGCTTTAATGCTAAAACCCGCTGCATTCGCATGACCCTCAACAAATTCCATTAAGTTGCTATTTAAAAGAAAGTTTTTAAAGTCTTTAAGTTCAGAACCCTCACGCCCTCGAATTGAGCCTTTTAAATATCCATCAGAGCTAATTCTCCCAAGCATTACTGGTTTTTTGTGTTCCGCCGCAACGCCCATTGCGCATAGACCAGTTAAAGTATTAGCAATATCAAGGTCATCAGCATTAAGAATAAGAACTTTATTATCGTCTAAGCAATTCTCAATAATTTGAATGTTAAGAAGTTCCATAGCTTTTTCTTTTTCTTTATTTTGACGGTTCTTAGCATTGTTACAATTTCTTACAGTGCTTTCACTTACCGTCTCTGTCTCGCCCTGCTTATGTCCTCTCTTAGTTGAGGGAACTTCTTTATTAGAATCAATAAAAGAGATAAATAAGCGTTCCTTTTCGGTAGCTGAACCTACACGAATTAAAGCATTGATAAGCGGCGTAACATAGTAAGCAATTCCAATTTGAGTTAATTCATCACTATCCCAATAATAATCAGTCCATTGTTCTGGTTTAATTCCAAACAATGAAAAACATTGCTTTTTTACAATTTCACGAAAGAAACCATTCTTAATATGGGATAGTCCATAGTCACAAATGAAGCGATTTTCAAGTGTTTCCATATTCATCATATCACTGATTTCTCCCAATGCAACTAAATCTAAATATTGATTTGCAAAATTTAATCCTTCTTTTTTATCAAAATAGGAAAAGAATTTGTAAACAACACCAACCCCACTTAATGCTTTATTCTCATAATTTTGAGAAAGCTAATTATTAATTACTACTGCATTTTCGCTATACTTTTCTGCATCATGGTGGTCAAGTACGAGAATGTCGTAACCCATTTCTTTAAGTTCTTTATGCTCCTCATAATCATTACTTGAACTATCTGGCAGAACAATTAAATCCCATTTCTTTTCTTCTGTAAAAAGAGGCATTAAAGTTCTGAGACCATGTTCTTTTCCTTCTGGCACATGATATTCAATTGTAAAATTATATTTATTACTTAAATGTTCTGTTAGATAGTTATAGAAAATAGCAGAAGAAGTAAAACCATCAACGTCTGAATCGACACATAAATAAATTTTTGAGCCGGCAGTTAAATGTTTCATTAAAAGCTGATAGCCTTCTTCCATATGGTCTAAATTTTTAGGGTCAATTAAATTTTCTGTCGTAGGACTAAAAAATTTCTTTTGAAAAGCGTTGTTATCTTCAATAATTCCCCTATCTACTAATAAATTGATAAGGAAATCTTCTGTAAAATTCTTAGAAGTTTTTCTTATATACTTCAATTCATTCACTCCTTATATCCATTTAGAATTTTTATATAAGTTAAGAAATGTTTCCTTACCTCGGTCAAAAGGGCTATCTTTCAGATTCAAAAGATTGTGTGTGTCGAAGATAAAACCCATTTTACATCTGGATTTATATCGTTCACAAAGACCTTTTAATTTAAGATAATATTTATCTTGCTCTTTCCAATTTTCTCCTTCTTTATCAAAGGCAATCAGAATCTTTTCTGCGCCGGCACGGATAAGAAGGTCTAATTGATAAGCATGAAAGGTACTGCCGCAAGCGGCGACACAAACATTTCTATCTTTACCAAACATTGTATAATATTGTAGTGCAGATTTTTCTGATTCTGCAACAATAGCAAATTTCATATTTTTAATATTTTCTTTTACTCTATCTAATCCATAAACATTATAACCTAATGGATGAGAGTAGATTTTTCCTTCTATTGTAACCGGCATATATTTTCCTAATGCCAAATCTTCTGCATTTAAGGCTCGTCCTCTTATCCCAATTAAATCTCCATTAACATTATAATGAGGAATTATAATTTTATTTTGTCCTATTGAATAGAGTATATTATATTCCCTCATACTTTCTTCACTAATGCCATCAGAAAGCCATTCCGGCGTAGGGTGAAAAACAAAAATATTTAAAATATTTGGATTGATAATTGGAATATTTACGTCTGTAATCTGCTTTTTATATTTCTCCATATCAGACACATATTTTGTAGGATTTAAATTAAGTTCCTCTTGGTCTCCTGCTATTCTTAAAACTATGTCTTGATAGAAAGAATAAGGAATGCCTAACAATTCATAGCGTCTTTTAAATAATTCATATATATTGAACGTGTCACCGCAACTTGTATAGCAATGGAACATATTATTTTTCTTATAGTAATAAAGTTTCATGCTAGCATCTTCAGTATCAATATTGTGGCAAATTGTTTTGAATTGAATATGGTCTGATTTTTCAATGTAGGCATCACTACCTAATTCAGTAACCAGCTCTATAACCTTTTCTGGCGTTAAATTCTTTTGAACTGATTTTAAATCAATCATAAGTAATCACTAAAATCCTTTCCTTTTACTTGTTCTTTTATGCTACCAAATGCCTCATGTATGTCGGTAAGGAGGCTTGTTGGGTCTTCTTCTGATATTTCTTGTATTTCTACCATTTCCTCTATTCCCTCATTAAACTTATTTTCAAGTTCTTCTAAAGTAGAATCTTTTTCTTGAATAAAGTCTACAACTTGGAAATCTTCTATTGGCTTTAGGTCAGGCGTTGTTACAAATAAATCATATTTACGACAAGTACCGAGGTCACTTTTAGTCCAAATTCTTAATTGTGTCCATCTACCACGTCTATTCTTAAACACGTCAATAACACAATTTGGCTAAAAGTTATAAAGTTTTTGAAATCCAGAAGAAACTATTTTAAGTTCTTCTTTAGAAGGTAAACTCATAATACAAGCAAAGTCAGCTAAGTCTGCAATTGCTTTTGAACCTCTAATATTTTTAAAGTCTTTAAAACCCTCTCCTTCATCATTACTAATCTGAGTTGAAGTTAAAATAAAGACATTTAATTCTGTAGCCAAATTCTTTAATACAGTTGTAAACATTCTTAATACTACATCTTCTCTTAATCCCAAATCTCTATATTCATTGAGCATAGCTGGAGAGGAGAATATGTAGTCATAAAAGAAATTTTCTACGCCTTGCTGTAATGCATAACGTCTAAACATGTTCTTGATTACAGAAGCTGAAGGGTCAGGCACTTGTGCGGTTAAGAGATAATCAGAATACATTTCCATTATTTGAATTGCTTTTTCAATTCTCTCTAATTCTTCTCCAGTAAAAGTGCCATAAAGAAAGTTTTCTTCATTAATTCCAGTTAAATATGCTAAAATCATTGTTTGAATTTCAGAAGTTTCTTGTTCTGTCATTACATAAAGAACTTTTTCTGGATTGCCTGTTGCAATCCATTTACCATATTTCGGTTCAAATCTAATTGGATAAGCTATATTACAAGCATCACCAACCATTGAACGAGTTTTACCAACACCAGAGCCGGCACTACGTAAGTAGAGCTTTCCTTTTCTACCACCTCTTGTAATGGTATTAAAGATACTACCTTGCAATCTTATTCCTACTTCTGGTGTTTGTTGAAGTTCAGCAATTAAATTTCTAATGCCGTCACTTGCTTTGCCCTCTTTCACTACTGTATTGATTACATATTTACTTTCTAAATTTACCATATCAACTTTGTAGTGATTAAGAATTTGTTCTGTAGTTAGAGTTTCAAATCTTTTACCAATTTCAAAATCAATATTGAGAGGGTCATCGCAATAGAATGAACTTATATCATATCCATTTTTTTCTAAATCTCTTAATAGGTTAAATTTTTTTAATTTATTATAATAGTAAGTAAAATTTCCAGATTCGGTGTTGGTTTCACAATCTATTAAAAACTGAATTCCATTCTCATCTTCAATAACCTTTTTCGCTATCTCGTTAGAAGATAAATAGTTATCAACATCCTGAGCGTGGATTCTTTCTGCTCCTTGTACATAAAGATTATAAATTGCAGAATAGACATAGCGGTCTAATTTTAAATCAAAATCATTTGGTTCAAGCTAATACTTATCTATATCGCTCAATAGTTCAGGTCTATTCATCAAACTACCTAAAACCTGAATTATAGTTTTTCTGTCCGCACAAACCATTATCAATCACCAAGCGTAGATAAGTCAATTAACTTTTTATTCTTATTACGTTTCTTTTGTCCCATATAGTCAGCAGGATTAAACTTAATTTCAATTCTATCTTTTTCAAGTTGCTGTTGAATTAAGTTAGTAATTTCTTCTGCTTTCTTTGCCTGTTTTTCATAATAAAGTCTCGCTTCTTCATAGACAAAAGGAATTATACCAATTGAACCTTTAGCTTTTCTTTTATCTCCATGCTTAACTTCATAGAAATATTTTAAAGTAAGAAGCTGTCCTCTATAAGGCATTCCCTGTTTTCTAAATTTTTGCATTTGTACAATATTCCATTTAGTAACAGGCTGGTCTTCCGATTGCTCGCCAAAAAGACGATAAATATAGAAGAATAATGCGTCTCTATCATTGTATTCATTTGATACAATTTTAAGATTTTCTTCTGATAAATGAGCCTTAACTGTTGCTGGGGTTATTCCCATATCACGGGCAACTTGACTCATATTCGCACAAGCTAAATAACGCTCATTAATTTCCTGTTCAAGTTCTGGCGTTATTAAGACTCTTTTTTTTGTAGAAGAAGTTATTGATTCCTATGTGGGTTGCGCCGCCGGCGCAGCGTCAAAAATAGTTAAATATTTTGATACAGAAGCTACTGATATACCCAACTTTTCTGCAACCTTACTTTTAACTCCCAATTCTTTATATAAAATGGGAATCTGATTAATAACCTCATCAGGAATTTTCTTTCCCATTAAATCACCCTTTCATTTTTTTTATCATAATATGATTATATCAAAAAATTTTTTTAAAGTCAATAAAATAAGGCGACAAAACTGCCGCCTTAAATACCGCCATTTAGACTATCCAAATAAGCAGAAGCCTGTGCAGTTAAACTTCTTTCTATTGTATTCATCTTTACGGTAGCAAATATTTTAGAATAAATAGGAGATTTTCTAAGTTGTAACAATAGCTTTAATCCATTTTTATTTCTAAAAATAGCACTATCTGCTTGTTTAAAATCTCCGTCAAAGAAAATTCTTGAACCATTACCACAACGTGCAATTAACAATTTAATATGGTCTTCGGTTAGGTTTTGAGCTTCATTGACAATGATAATTGTATCTTGAAAACTTCTACCTCTAATGAATCCCATAGGAACGATTTCAAGTTGTTCAGTTTTTATCCAATCTTGTACTTGGTCAATACCAACTAAATCAATAAGTGGACCAATTTGACCTACAGTTTTTTCTAATAATTCGCCGGGGAGTGCGCCAAGTTCCATTGTATTTTCAGTAAAGGCATTATTAGGCACATAAACAATTTTCTTAATTTTTTCACTTTCAAGTTCTTGAATTGCGAAGTTATTCAGAACGAAAGATTTACCAGTACCAAATTGCCCACCAGCATAAATAATAGAAATATCTCGATTGTGTAAAGCATGAAACAGACATTGTTGTTCAGGATTTTTAGGTGTTATCTTATTAATCCATTTATTCACAATTGTCTTTTTATCCCACTTTTCACTTAACATTCTTAATTCTTTATTTTTATAAACAAGAATTGCAAGAACAGTATAATCAGTTTCTCCATTTTTAGTTTGATATGGAGAATTAGAATTTTTTATAATGAAGTACTGATTTTCAAATAGTGGTTTTTTGTAGAAGTCAGATGGGAAACTTTTGTTTTCGAGTATATAGTCAAGAACGGCACTATATCCATTTTCATCAGCTTCAAGGAAAATTGTTGTAGTTCCTTCATAATCATCTTTCACTCCATATCCAATTACGTCTACGCCGGCGGCTCTTGCTCTTACTTTTAAATACACGTCATTTGTAACTAAAGTGCTATCAAGAATTTCAGCAACTTTAATTAACTTATCATCAACTGGTATATTTTCTTTTTCTAATTTTCCAAAGAAATCAATATAGTCCATGTTACGTGAAATCGTAACGGCGGCGCGACGTGCTTGAAAAGCAGTTTCATTATTTGAACTTCTTTTTAATCCATCAAGTTCTTTTAAAACATCTGTGAGAATTAAAAGGTCTTTGCGTTCCTCTATAATTTGAGGATAATCAAGTAGTACGTTTGTGTCAACTATTGTCATTTTATTCCTCCTACAAAAAAGGAGAGGACAAAGCCTCTCCACTTCCTTACAGAATCTCTCTAACCTCAGAGAGGACTTGTTCAAGCTGTTCTTTTTGATTTGCCTGCATTTCAGAAAATTTTAATGGTTTTCCGAACACACGCTCAATAATTTCATTTGCTTTAGGTACTAATTCTCTTTGGATAAGCTGTCCCCAGAGCACTTTAGCTTCGTCCATTAAGTCTTCAAAGGTTCTTGTGGTATAAGGATTATCTGCATTTGAAGCTTCGCCACCAGAACTAGCAACTTCTTCATCAATTGCTTCATAAATTGCATTTACGATATTGTCGTAACTAAATTCAACTCGTGGTGCAATGTATCTAAAACGAGATTTTGCAAAGAAACGTTTATCTCCACGGAAGAAAATGTATCTCTTACCTACACCATTTTCATCTTCAATTTCACGAATATAGCCAATAATATCGACCATTTTATTAATAATGTCATAAGGACGATTAGGTAAAGCCGGTGCAATCTGCTGATATTCCTCTCCCTTTTCATCTTTGAAAGTTTTCTCAGTAGAGTGAGAGATGAAAACAATACCATAGCCGGCGAAAGTTAATTCTCTAAAGAGAGACTAAAACTCTTTCTTAGCTGTATCATAGCCGCCACCCCAAGGGATGTCACCTAATTTTTCAACACTAGCGTTTGAACATACATATTTTACGCATAAATCCCATGCAGAATCTACGGTATCAATTGCAATATTTTCAAACTTAGCTTGTAGCTCATCTTTCTTACGAATTAACTGATTAGCAGCCTATTTCCAATCATTCCAGTTTTTAATAGGTTGTACATATACATTATTTAACGCATTTGTACCCTGCTCAAATCCAAGAATAAGAGATTTAGGAAATTGTGCTGCTAAGCTGGTTTTACCTACACCCGGCAATCCATATAACATAATATACTTACCTTTTAAGTTTCGAGAAATTTTTTGAGGCTCTAATGCCATTAAATCTACCATTCTTATCCCTCCTTAATTTTTTAATTTAAAGCAAAAGTTCGATTATTAAAAATCGAACTCTTTCTTAGTAGAAGCGGACTTTTTGGTTTTCTTTGCTCCAGCATTAGCCTTTTGCTCTTCAAGATTGGACTTGCGGTTTGCAAGAGCAACCTTAATATCATCAGCGTCATAACTGAGTGCTTCATCTAATCCAGAAGGAGAACCACCAGTGATAACAAGTTCTCTATTAGAAATTGTTCTTTCTCTCTCAATAGGTTCGCCAAATCCCTGTTCCTCAGTAATAACGATTGTCTTATAATTCAGATTAATTCTACCTGTTGCAGTTACAGTATCACCAACAGACCAGTTCTTTTCAATAAATTCTGCGGCGGAATCGGCAGCAACCATGTTTACTACATTTGCTTTACCCTGATAACCGATAATTACAAACTGAACAATCAGACGACCTGTTTCTTCATCGTCCTTTTCTTCAGGACGCATATTTGCAATTACGCCAGAAACTCTGAACTGTGCCTTTTCCTTATCTGTAGGTCTTGCCTTATTCAGGAAGTTTGCAGATACTTGGAATCCATTATATTCAGTACCATCAGGACCGAAATAAGTATTTTCCTCAAGAGTACCAGTAATACTTACTCTTGAAGCCTGACTTTCATCCTCGGCAGCAGCGGCGGAAGTAAATCTTTCCTTGGTCTGAAGGATACTATCATAAATTTTGTTATTAGAGCCGTCCTTTTTCTTTCTCATAGAGAAAAATCTAACCGGAATTTCACTTTCAGTTGCTACGCCAGAAATGTCTTGGTCAACTCTGATTTTGGCAGTCGCACGTACATATTCACGACCGTCAGCAGTTACACCCTCAACTACTTCTAATTCATTCAGTAAACCACATACATTAACTTCATTTTCACTCTGCTTTGTAATCTCTAACATTAAAAAAATCACTCCTTGATAAAATTAAATAAGTTCAAATTGACGTTAAGGGTGGCGGAGATTAACTCCGCCATTTTGATTAGACTAAATTATTCCTCTACTTCTGCGTCAGGGTCAAATGCTACACCAGCGTCAGTAAGAGCAAAGTACTTAACTTCCTTTGTCTTTCCGTCTTCTGTTTCAACAGTTTCAGTAAATCTTTCTGCATAACCCTTACGAACAAGACCTGTTACAGAACCAGTTACAGAACCAGCCTTTTCAAATTTAAGTGCTTCCTGAACCTGCTTTGTAGTGAACTTAACACCTGCACCTGCTGCTTTGAGATAATCGAATACCTTACGAGAATTTTCAGTCATTTTTGCTTTTGCCATTAAAATCAACTCCATTAATAAATATTTTATAAAATTTTTATTTAAAATAGCGTGGGGTTTCCACATTTGCTATTTTCTTTTTACTTAAAAAGTATAACTGATTTTTAAGAAAAAGTCAATTTTTTAATTGTCTTGTTCCTATATCAGTTAAAGACTATCTCCCTTTCCTTATCTTGTATAAATATTATATCTTATTTTTAAAGATAAGTCAATTTTTTAAATTGCTATCCGCACTCGTAAGTTGAGTGATGAGAGGGGAGATTTCTTCTCTCACTTTCTGAAAAGATTTAATATAATTTTTTAAACGAGTGTCAACAAAGACAAACGATAAAGCAACTAAATTAACTTCGGTGAGAGACAAATTAAAGTCATTGTCTATAATCTTTCTTCTAACATTTTCGTATTTCCCTTCATCTTCAATTAATTCTTTAACGAAGTTAGCAACTTTTTCGGAGTCAAAGAGAGCTTCATTTAGCTCTCCTTTATCCGTGAGGAATTTGTTAGTAGTATTATATAAACAATCAAGGTATTTATCTAATGCGGCAATAGACTCATCTTTATGAGACTTTACCAACTCCTATTTTTCTTGTAAATTCATTATTCTTCCTCCTAACTCTTAATCAAGTCAATTGCGAAATCATTCTCATTTAAGTTTATAGCTTTTACGCCGAGTGCGAATCGAGAAAGAATTCTTAACTCTGATGTAGAAATTTTGATACTATTTCGTTTTGTTATAACAATTATATCAGAATCATTGTCCAAAGTCAAAAATTTAATTACTTTGTCACTCTCACGAACTTCTGAAATTTTCTTACCTTTGGTCGCTCTGGAACAGAGTGGGAAGTCATTCATTGAGGCTTTCTTTATTAAGCCATTTTTTGTAAGAGTTATTAAGAAAGAATCGCTATCTTTAACTACTTTAGAATCAATTACATAGTCATCATCATTTAACTTAATACCTTTTACACCCATAGAAACTCTTCCTATCGGATTTATTGTTTCTGTATCAATTATAATGCAATTTCCGTTATTAGTCAATAATCCAATTTTCTCATTATTGAGGAACATTACATTGATGACTTCATCATCTTCTTTAAGGTTAATAGCCTTAATAGACTTACCTCTTTTTAACTTATATTCTTCTGATTTAGTTTTCTTAACCATACCATTTTTCGTTACAAAAACAAAGTATTCTGCTTTCTGACGAGTTATTGAAGTAATGGTAGTAGCTTTTTCTCCAACTTCAAAACTGAATAATTGTGCTACATTTATCTTTGCATTAATAGGCAATTCGTCAATTGATATGCTATACATTTTACCTTTATTAGAGAAAACAAGTAAAGAACTAAAATTGTCATCACTAATAGTCTTAGTAATTACCTCATTTTCTGCTAACTTAATCTTTGAACCCCTGCCGCCACGCTTAGTTTTAACAAGAGTAGAAGATTCTACAGTATGAATATTACCTAAGTTAGTATAATAAATTAAAAGTTCTTTCTTTTCAATTGGTTCTGCATCTTCTTCTTTAGAAGAAAAATCAAGGTCTAAAAGTCTAGTACGTCTTTCATCACCAAATTTTTTGGCAACATTCCTCATGCCGGCTTCAATTTCTTTATAAAGAAGCTCTTTACTATTGAGAATTTTCTCAAATCCAGCCTTTTCACCAATAATTCTCTCTTTTTCATCTTTTAAAGATTGAATTTCGAGATTGGCAATTCGGCTTAATGGCATTTTTAAAATTGCATCTGCTTGTTCTTCATTAAAGCCAAAACGTTCAATTAACTTATCTTTAGCTTCACTCTTACGAGTAGAGTTTTTAATCAAGCTAACAACTTCATCAATGTTGGCAATAGCAAGAAGTAAACCGTCAATAACGTTAATTCTTGCAAGAATTTTCTCAATTTCCCACTCATACATTCTCTTTTTACAAGCAATTTCGTGGTCAATATGAGCAAGTAAGGCTTTTCTCCAACCAAATACTTTAGGAAAACAGCCATTATCAAGCATTACCATATTAATAGTAAAGGTATTTTCTAAGCTTGTTTTCTTGAAAAGCTGTGAAATTATTTTATTCGGATTTACGTTTTTTTCCAGAACAACTTTAATTTTTGCTTTTTTAGTGGAGAGGTCAAGAATTTTAGCAATGCCAATAAGTTCACCAGAATTGATTAATTCAGTTAATTGTTCAAGAATAGTATCTACATAAGTTCCATAAGGAATTTCAGTAAAGTAAATACAATTTTCTTTTTCGTCAAATTCTGCTGTACTTCTTAACCTTACGCTGCCGCCTTCACCAACTTTTAAAAGTTCCTTAACTGCACTTGCATTAAGAATTGTGCCGCCGGTGCAGAAATCTGGAGGACAGTAAATTTCGTCATAATCAATTTCTCTATTCCAAAGAAGTTTAATCATGGCTTCATTTACTTCTTTTAAGTTAAACTGAGGAATTGAACTCGCAAGACCAGTTGCGATACCAGTAGTTCCATTTACAATATTGTAAAAGCCAAATGACGGTACAACATCAGGGAACTTTTCAGTATCATCATAGTTATTTGTCCAACTATCAATAGTATTTTTCTTAATACCATTAAAAAGAGTACAACCAAGTTCACCTAATCTCATTTCAGTATAACGTGCTGCTGCCGCCTTACCATTTGTAGCAGTACCACACTGACCATCAAAGTCTTCAAGCATATATCTGGTATTGAATGGTTGTGCCATTCTTACCATTACATCATAACAAGCACCATCACCATGAACATAGAAGTGGTCCATAGCAGAAGCAACAGATTTATGAGATTTCTTGAAAGGCTTTTCATAGGTAATTTTATCTAATAATTGAGCATACATACACATACGCAAAGCAGGTTTTAAACCATCACGAGCATCAATAATGGCTCTATCCATAATTGTCATGCCGGCGTAGGTTTTAAAACTCTCATTTACGCAATCTAATAAATTTATTTCCATTATTCTCTCACTCCTTTCATTGTAATACTATTATATCATTTCTTTAAAAAATTTTCAAATATTTATGCCGACTTGCTATAATTTTATGCAAGCCGGCGCAACAATTAAACTGCTCCATAATTAGAGAAGTCTATCTGAGAGAATACAAAATCTTTTCTTGGCTGAATATCAATACCCATTAACAGACAAAGTTGTTCCACTCCCTCTTTAGAATAAATAATCTGGTCCATACGCTGATTTCCAGTCTTAGAAAACATAGTTGCTTTCAAATCTTTATCATTAAGCTGACCAAGACCTTTAACTCTTTTAACATCACCCTTAAGAGTTCCTCTTACTTTATCAAATTCCTCATCAGTATAATAGCAACTCATCATATTGTTATTCTTATCTCTTTCAATAAAGAGAGGAGAACGTAACCAATAAAGTCTATTTTCTTCTAAGAATTTAGGACAAAGACGATAGAGGTTAGCAATAATTAATAATGCAATATGAAAACCGTCATCATCCGCATCAACACAAATTGCAATCTTACCATAACGAAGTTTCTTGGGGTCATACCTATTAGGGTCAACTCCAAGGGCATAGAGTAAAAGTTCAATCTCCTTATTCTCGTAGTAAGCCTGTTCATCAGTCTCTTTCAATCCATTCTTCATCTTACCTCTAATTCTCATAATACCGTAGTTCTTAGTATCTCTACCTTCTGCTACTGCATTGCCGGCAGAATCACCTTCTACGATACAAAGAGTTGCATTTTGACCTAAGTTTTCAGCATCAGTTAGCTTATTAATATAAGCAACTTTCTGCTTTCTTAATTCTGTCATTTTCTTTTGCTGATTAAGTGCCGCAATTCTTGCTTTTTCTGCCGCTTTCTCTGCTTTTTGGAATTTAGCAATCATTTCCACAATGGAAGTAAATTCAGAAGTATGAGAGAAGTCTTCCAATCCCTGCTTAAAGGCGGCGGAAGCAAGAACTCTTAAATTTGCATTATTAATTTTGCTTTTTGTCTGTCCTTCAAAAGAGGGATGAGCAACTCGACAATTAATAGCATAGACTAAACCCCTACGAATGATGTCAGGGTCAAAATCTTTGCCACCAAGTCTTTTCATTGAAGTTGTGATAGCTGTTTTTGCACCAGTAATAGGAGAACCACCTTCAGGACAGTATAATCCATTTACAAATACATAGGATTGTGCTGAATCACCAGTCCACATAAAGGCAATTTCAACTTGGTCATTTGCGTCATACTTTGTGACAATAATCGGATTTACCATTAAAGGATTTTTAACCTTATCCTTAATAAAATCGGCGATACCATTTTCAGAATAGAATTCTTTCTTTTTACCAGAAGTTGTTTCTACAATGAAGTGTACACCTTTATTTAAATAGGAAATATTTTGAACTTCTGAACAAATTCTATCATAAGAATAAGTTTCTCCTTCACAGTTAATAAATACGTCCATATCTGGTTTGAAACTTACAACTGTGCCAGTTCCATCAAAATTTTGACCAGAAGTTTTTTTCCATTCTTTTTCACTACATTCGCTATAATCTTTAAGAAGTCCTTTTTCAAAAACAGCACACGCCGTTTTACCATCTCTTACAGACCTCACCATAAATTTTTCAGAAGTCATACATACTGCTGTGCCGCCGATACCATTCAGACCAGCAACATTCTTGTATGCATTTTCATCAAATTTACCACCTGTATGTGCTTCGGTATAAATTGCAACAAGAATATTCTTACCGTCAACAATACCAAAGGGAACTCCTCTACCATAGTCACGAACCGTAACCTCATTTGACTCCTCATTAAGAAGAATACAAATTTTATCACCAAAGCCGGCAATAGATTCGTCAGTAGAGTTGTTAATAATTTCTTTTAAAGCTTGATAAGTTCCATTTATATCATCGCTACCAAGATACATAGGAACTTTTTTACGCATAGCATCTCTTGTATCAAGATGCTTAATATCACTAACACCATAATTATCTGTCATTACATTTCCTCCTTACTCATCGTCATCCATATGGTACATAGGTCTGTCCCAAAATGGGTCATTTGGTGGGATTTTTTCAGTTGGATTATAATACATTGGACAACCATTTACAGTATCTCGTTTTTCCTCTTTACATTTAGTACAATCACCACATCCTTCTGCTCCGCCATTTTCATAAGCGATTGCACAAGTTTTACAGATACAGTGATTGCAATCTGATTTCTTCATTTAATTCACCTCTTTATTTTTGCTATAAAAATTATAGCAAATAAAAGCAAAAAAGTCAAGAAATTTATTCTTGACTTCATTTTATTATGGAATTTAATATAAAGGCGAATTTACAATAATTTTTTTACCAAAATTCGCTTGGTCAGTTGTGGTTGTATCTCTAAAATATTGTAAAGACCAATCAATAAGTTTAAATTCTTTGTTTGCGCCGGCTTGCACCAAGAAACAACGTTGATTATAACTTCCTCTTAAATCTCTACCATCTGTCCTAAAATCTTGAATATAAGGACCATCAATTAAAAAGTTAATTAACTTTAAAGTATTTGATACTCCTTCTTTTAAAAGAGTCTCAACTGTATAACCAGAATATATAACAATTTTCTTTTCAGGAAAAACATTTTTTATATCAGAACATAAGGTAAAAATTGTTTCTCTATTTTTAGGGAAGAAAGGGTCTCCTCCACTAAATACTACATGAGAAATATGAGGATTTGAAATAGCGTCAAAGAATTCTGTCTTGGCATTATCATCAAAAGCTACACCATAATTACAATCCCATGTTTGAGGATTGTGACAACCTTTACATCTATTACTACAACCGCTCACAAATAATGTCGTGCTAATTCCATGACAGTTTCCAGTATCAAACTTAATTAGTCCATTATAATTCATTATTTCAGCTCCTTATTATTTATTATAAAACTATTCTAAAGAGATATTCCAGAGCGAGTTCAGATAGATTCCCCTATACAAAGAAAATAAAAGAGAGCAGATTAACTGCTCTCTGGAATTAATCTCTTTTGACATTCCGTCGCTTCGTACGAGATGAGTTCCCTTAGACAATCACACCAATGCCTCTAAATAAATAGAGGTTGAAACCGAAAAAGAAATAATTGGCTAAGTCCCTACTTACCATTCTCCTAAGTAGAACCGGTTTCGACTTTTTCATGGCCCTCCCCAGCTTTTACAACAATACGTTTGTTGAAGGTTATAGATACCTTTTTGACGAGAGGGGTACGTTTTTCAAGCACATTCCCTTCACCGTGTGATTCGTCTTCGCCGGCTCACAACACCATAGACGGCATGGAGAAACAAAGCCTATCTCCCGACAGTCCTTGTTTCCCTTTTTGTTATCGTGGAGCCGTTTAGAACATTCCTCCCCGTAGAATAGATAACTATTCTAATTTGTCCCCACAGGGACTATTCACTTGTTAGCCTAACGTAAAAGTTAGGAGGTAATCACCAGTAGAGCATCTGGCGAAATTTAGCCCACAGGCTAAGCTCTATTTATTGTGCTAAATTAATGTAGTTTTAATAGAGAGGACCTCTAATTTTTTACTACAAGTTAATTATAGCACAAAATTTAATATGAGTCAAAAAGTTAAGACTTTTCTTCGTTTGTTAGTGCAGGTTTGATTTCTGGCTGTTCAAAAGTAATTTGAGTACCTTCTTTAAAAGAGGTAAAAGTAAGGCAAGTTTCACTTACATCTCTATTTTCAATAGACTGAGCCTGCCAAGTTAAGTCTAAAAGTTGTACACCTTTACCTTCTTCAACCTTTCTAATCGCATCCACAATGTTCGGTGTTAAAATAATGTCATAAATCTTATTCATTTTCTTTCATCTCCTGATAAATTTTATTAGGTAATTCTTTTTCAGAAACCCTTGCTTTATTCAAAGCTAATAAATTAACAAAAAAATCTGTCATATTACATTCGTCTTGTAATTCATAGCTAATTGAATCAATAACAATATTAGAATATTTATAAATGACCTTAATTTGTTCAGTTTCATCAACATTAATCCCCTCAAATACTGCATACATATCAATATTTTTAGAGCTTCTAATGATGTTAATTAAGTCATCATCTAATACTTTTGATATTAAAGTAATATTTCTTTCAAATGGGGCATATAATGTTCTATCATAATGCTCATTATAAGTATTAATATAATCACACTTATCAATAAAATTCCCTGTATCATAATGATAGAAATAAAGAATTGGACGTTGTATTAAGCTAATATGCATTATCTCACCTCTTAATTTAAGTGCTTAACTCTGTTCATAATATCTTCGCTTCTTCCTTGATTTGGGGTGTAGTTACTAATATAACCACAAATACGATAAGAAGTATGAACCTTTTCAGGGTCAGTTTCTCCACAGCAAGGGCATTTCCATCTTATTGTACCATCTTTAGCATAAACTTTCGGAAAATCATATCCGTCAAAGCCACAAGTAGCACAAGTAGAAATTTCAGAATTAATTTCCGCATAAAGACACTCATTACCTATATGTTCAATAAGTTCAAGCATAGCTTCAATATTATTGCTCATATTTGGCACTTCAACATAAGAAATTGAGCCGCCAAGCGTTTTATCACTAAATTGTGCTTCTATTGAAAGTTTTGTAAAAGCATCCATTTCTTGGAATACTGGAACATGGTATCCATTAGTTTCAAAATTACGAACATGTTCTCCATCAACAGTGCCAAAATCTCTAATACAAGCCTTTGCAAACTTATCTGTAAGTGTTTCTGCCGGCGTAGCATAGAGTGCAACAGCGATACCAGTTCTTTCTTTTAATTCTGTATTATTTTGATTCAGGTAATCTAAAATTTTATGAGCAAGAATTTTACCTTTACCTTCCCAGTGATTTTCTCCAGTAATAAAGTAAACGGCTTCGTGAAGACCAGAATAACCTAATGTAGTAGTTGCATAGCCACCATACACAAGTGATTCAAGTGTATCTTGTGGGTCTAACTTTGCAAGACCTCCATATTGCCATAAAATAGGACAAACTTCGGCTTTAATTTTGGCTACATGGTTTGCTCTCCAAATAATGCCTTGATTTGCAACTGAAAGATAGCGGTCGAGATTTGCAAATAGTTGCTCCTCTGAATGTTCAGTATTGTTTTCCATTGCGATATATGGAAGATTTAAGCTCATAACACCGCAATTGAAGCGTCCCCATGTTACAAACTCTCCTTTTTCATTTTTATATGGACTTAATAAGGCTCTGCATCCCATTGATGGAGTTACAACCCCTTTCAATTCCAAATGCTTTTTAACACTCATATAGTCCGGCACAAGTCTCTTCGCACTGCATTCAGCACAAAGTCTTGTAACATCATAATATTTGCCGCCACGCATTGTGTCCTCATCAAGGAAATATAAAATTTTTGGGAAGTTCGGATTTTCTGCAATTCCGTCTTCATTAGGCACGCCGGCGATACGTTGTTTAAGCAATTCCTTAAAAATTAAAATTAAATCATCAGTATATCTTTTATCTTCATTTAGATAAACAGAAATTGTAAGGAAAACTGCTTGACCAACATCGGCACAAAGAGTTTGGTTTTGATAGGTAAAGGTCTGGATACCTTGTTTAATTTCTTCCATTAATTCGTCTGCAATAATTTGGTCTGTAATTTTCTGTGGTAATCCATAGGCTTTAATTCTCTTCTTTAAAGCCTGTCTACTTACATCAACAAATTTAGCAAGAGCAAGTAAGTTAATTGTACAACCTCCATAGGTATTACTTGTTACATGAGTAAGAATTTGAGTTGCTACTGTACAAGCCA